TTAACAAATGCTAACTTCCAAGAGACAGTTCCATTTGAAGAAGTAATCTTGACAGATATTTCAAACAGAATCGCAAACCAAGTTGAAAAACAACTTTGGCAGAACAACGTTGGAACTGGTGCTACTATCTACGATAACGCATGTTTCAATGGTGTAACTAAATTGATTACCTCAGGTAACGGTGCTACCCAAATCGCTTACACAGCAGCAACTGCTTCTAACGGTTTGGATGTGTTTACTCAAATTTATGCTAGCATTCCTGCTAACGTATTACACAGAGATGACTTAGTTATTTTCTGTTCTTATGCTAACTACAGAGGTTTGGTTGCGTCTATGAGAAACAACTCATTCGTGAACTTGTTCACAATGGACACTGCTGGAACTACTTCAGGTGCTGATTGGGTATTAATGTTACCTGGTACTAACGTAAAAGTTATTCCTACAGTTGGTCTTGATGGTGTTAATGCGTATTACGCAGGAGCAAGTGCTTACTACATGGTTGGAATGAACTCAGAAATCATGACTGTTCGTTCAATCTACGACCCTTTTGAAGACATCGTAAAAATTCAAGCACACGTAACTTACGGATTGGGTATATTTGACCCATCATCTTTCTGCGTTTGTAAAACTGGCGCATAATCTATTTAACTTAAAAAGAAATAGAAATTATGGCAGCATGTTTTATTAGCACAGGATATACACTTGATTGTCGTACCGCTTCAACAGGTGGTTTACGTACAATGTGGTTATTAGGAGATACAGGAAGTGAAATCAGTGGTTACACAGTGACTAATGGTGAAGTTTCTGCTATCGGTGGAACTGGTACTTGGTATCAATTCCAATTACCAAAGCAATCAAGTATGTTGAGTGAAACACTTGGTATCAACACAACTTCTCAGTCGGTAACATTCCAACCTGAGATTGTGGTTAACTTACCAAAGTTACAAAACTCATTAAGAAATACCTTTGTAGAATTGGTTTCTCAGAACTCAATCTACGCATTGGTAGAAGATAACAACAACAGATACTGGTTGGTAGGTTTAGACAACGGTCTATTGGTTACTGCGGGTTCTTTGAATTCAGGTCAGGCTTACACTGATTTGAACGGAGCAACAGCAATAACAATGTCGGGTGGAGAACCAACTTCAATCAGAGAAGTGTTAGTTACTACAACGATTGCGGCAGTATTCACCGCTGGTGGATTTACTTTCCAATCGTAATAAAAACCTTGAAATTTGGGGAGGTTAAAATCTCCCCATTTTCATTAGCCGAATTATATTTATCAATATGCCAATCAGACCATATAGTCCAAACCCACACTCACCGATTAATCAACCATCTATTAATAGTATGTTGTACCCAAAAGGGTCAAAACAACCTGTTCAAGTTTGGGCGTCTGTAATGAATGTTTATAAAGCGCCTGAAACAACACCACCTGTATCACCAACACCTACGCCTTCAATTACCCCAACTATTACTTTAACTCCAAGTATTACACCGACTATTACTTTAAGTCCTACAAGTACACCAACACCAACTATTAGTTTAACACCGAGTATTACCCCTACGATTACCGTTACTCCAACAATTAGTTTATCACCTACTAATACACCAACTCCAAGTTTAACGCCTACAAGGACACCAGTAACACCTACACCAACTAATACGCCTACCAATACACAGACACCTACTATTAGTTTAACACCAAGTTTAACGCCTACAAGGACACCAGTAACACCAACCCCAACTAATACGCCTACGAATACGCAGACACCAACTATTAGTTTAACACCGAGTATCACTCCAACATCATCATTACCAGCAAGTGGTACAACTGAAGCAAATACTTATTTATCTGCTGTTGTTGCTGCTGGTGGAACAGGTATTACATCTACAGTATCTGCCGCTACAAGAACATTATTTACATCACTTGTATCTAACGGATTGTATAATAAGATTACAGCGATGTATCCATTGTTAGGTGGTAATGCTGCTGGAACAAAGTTCAACGCTAAAAACCCACTTGATACAAATGCTGCGAACCGACTAACATTTAATGGTGGTTGGAGTTATTCATCAAGTGGAGCAACACCAAATGGAGCGAACGGATATGCCAATACTTATATTTCTGGAAACACAATAGGAACAAGATATTCACAACACATGTGTTATTATGTGAATAAAGGAACTACAACATCAAATATGTTGGAAATGGGTGCGTTATATCAACCATCAGGTAATCCAGATGTTTATACTGATTTCTATGCTGATTTAATAGCATTTGGTGGAAATTATAGAGGTGGAAATATTAATTCAAGTGGTTCATTAGGTGGTGATAGTCCTTCACATACGGCTATGACTGGAAACTTTATTACATCAAGGACAACAGATACAACAAATTATATGACTAAAAATGGTAGTCAAATATTCTCATCAACAACAACAACAACAGGCTCAAATATAAGAGAATTGTTTGTAGGAGCAAGAAATGAAAATGGTGGTGGAATAGTATATTATAGTGATAGAGGAGTTGGTTTTATATCATTTGGTTCTGGTTTAACACCAGCGGAAATGACTACATATTCATCAATAATAAACACTTGGGCTACATCAATAGGCAGAAATACATATTAAAATGAAAGTAGTATTATTATCAACGGAAATAAATTTTACTTTTCCACAATTTGAATTGATTGAGGGAAACAACTGGTTTTTTAATCCAGTTAAAGATTGTAATGGAAATTGGATATTATCAGTAGAAGAGGTAGAAGCATCTATTTATCCACAACATCAGTGGTTAAAAGAATTACCTTTAATTGATTGGTGTGCTCCAATAATAACAACACAAACAACTGATTCAACACCAAATCATTTTTCTCAATATTTTGGATAATATGAAAGTCGCTATTTTAACAACAGAACAAAAAAACCAACTTGTAGGACAAGAATTTACAAGTGGATTATGCTTTTTTAATCCAATACAAAATCATAATGGTGATTGGACTATTACAGAAAAAGAAATCAATTTTACAACTAATCAAAGATTTTTTTGGGTTAAAGATTTACCACTAACAGATGAGTAAGGTATTTTACAGAAAAAAGTTTAGTGATTATCTTGGTGAACAAAGAGCCATAGATGATATTATCATGTTTTTTGAACCTGACCCATCACCAACGCCATTTCCATCACCCACACCTACACCTACGGTTACCAAAACACCTACACCAACCCCTGTAACGCCTACACCGACTCCGACAATTACAAGTTCACCATTACCACCATTACCTCCTCCAGGAACTTATTCTTGGACTATTGTTGATTGTGATACATTGTCAATTGTTAGTTATATTAACAGATTTGCTAACGACTTACTTGAAGATGACGTTGTTAGATTCAGTGGAATGTGTTGGACAGTTAGTGGTTCAAGTATTCAATGGCAACCATTACACGAAACTGATGGATTTATTTATCCTGATTGCGAAACTTGTGATGAAAGTTATGTGACACCAACACCTACACCAGTCACTCCTACTCCAACACCGACAAGGACTTTAACACCAACGCCTACTGTGAGTGTTACTTTAACACCTACACCAACAAATACACAGACACCTACTCCAAGTATTACTGTAACACCATCAATCACACCTACTTTAACAAGTACACCTACAAGTACTTTAACACCTACTCCAACATCAACACCAGCAGGAGTAACTCCAACACCAACACCTACAATACCAGCGATTACAGGTTGTGTTGATAGTGATGCGGTTGTTTATTTACAAGCGGTAAGTGCTGCTGGTGGAACATTAAATCCAACAATATCCGCAGCAACCATTTCATTATTTAGTGAATTAAAAGCCTCAGGATTGTATAATGGTATGGAGTGGTTCTACCCAATGTTGGGTGCCACAGCAGGAGGTTGTGCGATAAACGCCAAATCACCAGGAACTTATAATGTTAGTTGGTTTGGAGGTATGAGTTTTGATGTTAGTGGAGCAACAGGAAATGCCACAGATGGTTATGGTAATACTAATTGGATTCCATCAAGCCACTCATCAATATTTGATAATGGAACTTTTGGATGTTATTTAGAAAAACCAAGAACAGCAGCGGCTTATGGAGCGTTAATGGCATCTGGTGAAGATAATGGTGATAGGATGATGATATTTGGTGATTTGCCATCAAATGCTGATAATATCATGGATTGGGGTAGTGATTATTCATTTGGTAGAATAAATGTACCAAACACTGCTGGAATGTTGATTGCTTCAAGTACCGCAGATACTCTTAACGCAACATACTATAATGGTTCTTTCCATCAATCAAATACTGGAATATCAAAATTAAACGCACCAACAACACCTTTCTATTTGTTTAG